ATGTATAGGGCAATGAAGCCCACTACGGCTAGGAGGCCAACATGACTAACTCATTCGCAATTCAAAATCTTTCCGCTGATGGACTTGAGCAAGCTAAAAAGGCGCTCGCAAAAATCGATAACGCAAAGGCCAAAGAAATTCTTGGTGATGCGCAGTGGAACGTAATGGTGCGCATTCTGAAAGACACAATTGCAGATAACACAATTTAATCGCCTGGGGCTTCGGCCCCACCCAATGACCAGGGCAATGAAGCCCACAATGCTCAGGAGGGCAACACTATGACTAACACTTCTACCAAAACCATTCCATTTGGCATCAGCTTTCGCGGCCAGCCGGACTACACTAACAGTGAAGTCTCGAACTTCATTGAATGTGCTGATGGCATTACGCCATTAGAATATCGCAATCAATACATTTCGTTTCTTGGAGACTTTCTTTCGGGAAAGATCAAGCCATCAACGCAAGTCGATGTTGACATTGCGCGTGAGTTCCAAGCGGACTTGGACAACCGCGCTGACATCGACTACCGCGAAGGTCACTGGGATGATGACCCAGAGATCGTCGCTGGCGGCAAATACTTTGCAAAACAAGCCGCAAAGCTAAAGCGGCACATTGCCAAAGCCACTAGCTGATCTTTTGGTGACCAGCCCTGCGGGGCTGGCATCCTGAAGACCAACTTAACAAACAGGAGAAAAAAATGAAAATAATTGAACGTGATTTAATCGAGGTTTTGAACGATCTGCCAGAGATGTGCATGGTGCAAGACATCGCGGACAAGAGCAAAGTCATTTGCATCAAGAAAGGGGAGCAAGGATATTGGCCTATGGAAGGCTGGACATGGTCCGCTGCGATACGCTTTAACGAGCGCCAAGGTATCAGCGCGGCGCAAATTGAAGCTATGCAAGCTGGATCGATGTTTGGCTTTGATGTGCCGGGTGCTGATCCGAAAAACTGTGAAAGGGAAACAACATGACCCCATCTAAATTCAAGGAACACCGCTACGACCTGGCGCTGACGCAAGAGGAACTAGCTTGCATCTTAAACACCACTGCCAGAACGATCCGGCGGTGGGAGACAGAAGATGACCCCAGGCCGGTTAACCCAATCGCCATCCGGGTTATGGAGTGGATGATTTGGCATAAATATGAGCCTATCGAATTGCTATTGGTTCGACTAGATTATAGGCCCGACGAAATAAGTAACCGGGGCGCCCATAACATAATAATTGAAGATGAAGGGTTGGAGCCAGTTTGGGGTACTAAGGGCATGACCCGTTGGGATTTTGTAAATGCAAGGGATAAAGCTAATTCCTAAAAAGCCGACCCGGCGCATGCGCCGGGTTCCCCCGATCTAAACACTGCAAGGCATTTTGTGCCCCCAGAGCGCTAGTTTTCGCGGCCGATCTCCCAGTGGGGCATGTCTGTCGAAATTTTGCGGCCAGCCTGAGTACGCAAACGGCAATATTCCATATAAAGCTCTTCGCAGCTGTTGCGCGTTCTGGCGTCCCAAAGATGCCAGCCGCCGCCCCAGCGGAGCGGGACATCGACATGCTTAGCAGCCTTTATGATGTGATCGCCCAGGCGCTCATAAACATCCTCCTCCCAGCACACTTCGCCATCGACATATGCGACCAAGTCAACAGCGTGACTGAACCCATCATCTTGCTTGATGTGCTTGCTGTTAAGCGTCCAGCTTCTGCCAGCTGCCTTTAGCTTTTTTTGCTCAGCCATTGTGCGGGTGCCGCAAGTAATTCCAAAATCGACATCTGTCGTTTTTATCGCCATCTTGCAAACCTCGACCAGCTTGGGGTGAACGCCCTTGAGCCGATCTAAGCTGCGCTTGCTGAATTTAAAACTCACTTTGTTATTCCTTTCACTTTTTCATATGAGCGCATCCCGGCCAAGCCAAGCATGCCCATTAAGATTGGAGACATCGCCGCCATGTCAGCTTGCGGGACGATAAATCCAAAGCCAGCCGCGATAGGCGAAATTAAAAAGTTAACCATTAAACCCAACACGCACACATAGCCGCACAGGGGGCGCCAGGACGCCGTAAACCAGTTGCCAGCCGCCTCGACCTTATTGATCTCCAGCTGCGCCAGGAGCGCTTCCTGGGCGTGTCTGTCGGCCATCGTGCTTAGCTCATGGGCAAGCCTCGCGGCCTGATCCTTATCTTTGATAAATTTACCGGCCAGTTCAGTCGCCGGTGAGATCAATTGAGACAGTAAACTCATTTCTCATGCCCCAGCCAAACGGCAAAGGCTCCGGTCATTGCGCCGGTAACCACACTGACAAGCGCAGATTGCTGAGTTGTCGGATCATCGAGCGTCATAAACCACTCCACCACGCGCCACGCGGAAACAGACATCATAACCATCATCACGCGCGGTAATATCTTCCACGCCAAAATTCTTTCCATCGCAATCGTCATTGCTGAAAAACCTCCGCAAAGCTGTCGTGCATATTTTGTTCAGTGAAATTTGACGCTTTTATCGACCGATGAGATAGGTGACGAATGTTGTCAGTCCTCTCAAACAGCATCAGCTGGTTGCGCAAGTTAATAAAGCAATACGCAAACGCTTCGGTTGCCGCCGGTCTTATGTTGAACCGCATGTGGTTTGGCCGATCTTTTCTCGTTATCAATCTCGCTTTTACTTCAATTAAGTAGACCTGGCTCTGCTTAGCGATAACTAAGTCAAAACCAACCGCCGATGCCAGCGTGGTCGTAAAGCCTTTTCTTTCAAAGAAATACGCGGCGAGGTATTCACCAGCCCGTCCCGTTCTTACTGCTTTGCCCCGCCCAGACAGCGGTTCAAACATCTACTTGCGCAGTGCTTGCTCGATGCTGTCTAGCTTCTCAAAAATACGCTCCATTGACACCTTTATGTCCTTCACTTCGCGTCCATGTAGCTCACGCAGATTTTTTGTTTCCGCGTTCAGCACCGCAATGTTGGTAATGTTTTCCGAAAGCTTGCGGTGCAAAAAAAAGGCGTAGCCCGCTACCGGTGCTACGACCCAAGTCATTATTTGGTTTAGAAGTTCCATTAAATTCCACCGCGCTCTTCGCCCTCGCCCTGCATCTGCAAGGCGCCTAAAACGCCCATAGGGCCGACTGCCAAAGGTGCTTTGTTTTGCAGAAAATCAAGCAGCATTTCCTTTCGCGACAAACCGCGCTCCCCTGCGCGTTTATCCAAGCTGCGCCGGAATAAGTTCATAAACGTGCCCTGGCTTTCGTCAGCCAGACCGGTCATCTCACCCGCGCCCATCCATAAGCTCGCCTGAAATTGCGCCGGCGTCATCCCGTAGGCTTCCGCGACACGATTTGCCATGTCTTCATATGCAGCATACTCGTTGGCCTTCGGCGTATCAGACCAGGCGGTCGGCATTTTTTGGAATACAGATGTGTCCTCAATGTGCCCGTCTTGCCACGCCTTAAACAAGTTGATTTCGCTAACTGGCTTGCCATTTACCTTGCGCGTTGTGGTGTACTTTTTAATTTTCTTTGGGCCAATGGCCTCTGCCGCTATTGCAGCGTTCTCAGCACTCAGCTTTGCCTGGTTGTTTAAAAAATCACCGCCGCCATCAGCCATCGCCAGCATCCGCATAAAGTGCATGTCAGCCGCAATGTTTGTATCATCGCCCAGAAGGTCGTTACCGAAACCCTTTACCTTCGGGTTTGCCTGGAGAAATTTAGACAGCGCTGCGCCGGTAAGGTCTTCCGGCACCTCGCGATCCCAAGCCCCAGCCTCGCGGTTCACGACATTGCCGGCCTGGTTGCGCTGCTTCAAGTGGCCATAGCCATAATTGTCTGGCGTGTTTGCCGGCAAAACCCCCAGCCGATCAGCCGCCTTTTTCGGCGTGATGCCCTCATCCTTAACAAGCTGCGCGACAGCCGCTCGATCTTCCGGGGCCAACGCTCGATAAAAGCTCGCCATCCGAATGTTCTGGGGCACTTTAGCACCGGTCGATGTGGTGCCAATCAGTTCCATAAACTCGCGCCACTGAGCGTCACCATCCTTATCGCCAAGAGTAGATATGAACCAATCGCGTAGCTCCTCAGTGTTGTACCAATCCGGGCCGGCTAACTTTATTCCCTTCTCGATGTGGTCATCAAAGATTTGATTGATTGGATTGTCGGGGTCTGCGACAGACGCCTCTAAGCGCTGCATGCGCTCAGTTGTGTTTTTCGGCCGGTAGCGCTGGTATGGCTCAGTCCGGTTTGGCGCTGCGCCAGTGTATTGAGGCAGCGACCCTTCGGGCAAGTCAACCGACGAAACATCGCCAAGCTGGTTGACCGGCTGCGCTCCGCTATTGCTGCCAAAATTCCCCAAGTTACTGCCCAGCGCATCCGGCGCCGGACCAGGCTGGTTCATGCGACGAATAAACGCCTCATACACATCAGCGCCGACTTGGCCCATGCTGTCGCCAGTACCCGTCAAAGTCTCCTGGATGGCCTTGCCAGCCGCCAGAGCCGTCTGAGGCCCAAAGCGCGCCACAATAGCCGTGGGGATCAATATCCCGGCAACCTCAGTCATAGCGCCGACATAATCGCCCTCAGAAAATTGCTGCCCCGATCTGGCTACACCAGCAACCGGGTTTACCATGTCGCCAACTTCAGCCACATTCATCGCCGCCTGTCGGCCCCTGGGGCTTAGAAAATAGCTAGCAGCCTCGCCAATCTCACCCAAGATCCCGTGCAGCTGGGGCGTAAACCCGCCGCGCTTTCTAAAATCCTGAAAGTCCTGGCCCATGCCAGTTATTTGCTCGTAAATGCTCATAGACGCCCATACCGCGGTATACTAGCCGCGTTGTCAGACAAAGTGGGACGAATATCGCCAGGGTATGGGCCATAACTCTCAGGTACTCTAAGCGCCGTCCAGGCGTTAACCATTGGACCCAGGCTTTCATCATAATGTTGCGGTACGTCAGAAACAATCGCAGTCGGGGGATAGAGCGCGTCAAACATCCGCATCTGCGCCTCCGGCGTTAGAAACTTTATACTGCTCAGCTGCGAAAACTCGTTAAATGTCGGGATGCTCGATGCCGGCTCCGGCTCAACAATCTGAGCGTCAGGATTGTTTATAGCCGCCTTCGGGTCACTCGTATCGCCCACCGGGCTTTGCGAGGCAAACGCAAACGGGAAGTCAGGCCGCGCCTGGGGCCGCAAGCTTGACGCCAAATTCTCAGACCCCTGGGGCTGAACGCCCAAAACATTCGCGAGCATCGAATAAGGCCCGTCAGAAAAATAATTCCCGCTATAGCCAAAACCACCGCCGTCAAACGCATCAGTCAGCAAGCCAACCGGCTGTTCGTGCTTAATGCGAGTGCCGCCACCAGGCGCCTCGCCACGATCAACAAACTTATTGCCGAAAATCTTCGGACCACCCAAAGCATTACCAATCTCGCTGATAATACCGCCGCCCTCAAATTTATCGCCAGACTGCCCAGGGCCACCGCCGTCAAACATATCGGAAAACGATATGTATTCCTTCTTTTTCGTTTCAGCCATTGGTCATGCCCTACTTAAACATGCCGGACTTTTTGCCCTTGGGCTTCTTCTTTGGCTTGGGGGATTTCTTACCGTAATTCATGCGACACCTCGCAGATTTCGCCGGATAGGCTTATTCCATCTTTGCGCCCCAGCTGGCCCGTGCAGCGCTATCGCCGCATCCCCAGAGAGGCTTAGACAAAGCGCATCTGCCATGTCCGGGCTTTTTAACCCGCGTGACTTCATGTCGCTCTTACTTTCGATTTTTATCTTACCAGTAGAGGTGAAGCTATACTTAGGGGCAGAAAGTTCTGACAATAAATTTTCGTCGCGCGGTAGCCGACAGTCACGGCCCTCTAGCCAAGCCTTCAGGCGATACCACAACTCAGCCCGTAAATTTAAATACTGAGTGCCCATAGAGGGACTTTCCGATACATTCACGCCCGTAACCGGTAACCCCAACTCAGTGAGCCTGTCAGCCACTCCAGCGCCCAATCCCGCGCTGTCAACGTAGAGATTATTTGGCTGCTCACTCGGCGGCAAAGCCTCATATTCAGCCACCACCGACCCACACAGCTGCATCAAGTCCAGCTTGCGCCAAACACGCATGTCCGTCACAACCCGGCCAGTGCGCTTGCACAAGACACTCGCATCGTCGCCCATGCGCGCCACATCCAACGACCAAACCGGCGTCACACCCTCAGCCGCCTCAATGTCCCGGTGCATCGCACCCTCAATCAAGTGCAGCGGGATCACCGTATCGTCATCCGCAATCGGAAACTCGCCCGTGACCCTCGTCCGCCAGGCGTTTGTTCCCTCGCCATAGCGCTCACGCATCTCCTCGACATACTCAGCCGACACCCGTGGGCTATCGAGACAACTCACCGTCCGGGTCCACCAGTTGCGCTTCAGCCGGTGGTGCGTGTCGTAGAAAAACCCAGAACCCCGCGTTGGATTGCCCAGCAAGATCGTGTGGGCATGCTCGCCCGACATAGACCCAGCTGAGGCCGAAAAGACCTCTTCAGGTATACCAGAGGCTTCATCAGCACACAAAAGCACGAAGTCGCTATGCACTCCTTGCAAACTCTCCGGACTTTCTTTTCTTGACGTCTTAGCTGCGATAAATGCCTCGCTGGGCGCCGCTATTAACTCGACACGATCCGACTTAACATTTAATAATTTCTGCAACGGCTCCGGCATTTCCCGAACCCACCTCTTCAATTCCGCAAATAGCGCATCGAACAGCTGGCTGGATGTGGGAGCCGTTACGACAACCTTCACCGGAAAACGAGTAAGCAAGAACCACAACATCAGCCAGGATGTACCAGTAGACTTGCCCACGCCGTGACCGCTCGCCACAGAGCAACGGCGCTCGCCGCTGGCAATCGCCTCCATCAATTCCTTCTGCCAGGGGTCAGGCTCGCAGTTCAAAACCTCCTGGACAAACAAGACGGGACGATTGCGGTAGCGCCGGATGAAATCCTCAAATGCATTATTCTGAGCCATCAGTGAACCGTTGCCCCAATCGCCTCATGCATCGCTCTCAAAACCTCGTCAAAATCATCACACTCCTGGACCAAACACTCAGCCGCAAGCATGATCATCTCATACATCCCATACTCGCCCCGGTCACTCAGCGTCACCAAGCGATCATCCTTTCGGCAAATCAAAGCAAAATCGTCAGCCCAGTTTAGATAACCCACAACCTCACTCGTTTTCATGGTCAATCACCTCAGTCTGGACCTTCCGCAATGCATCCAAGTGCTGAGCGTGAATGTTTACCTGGACTTGCTGGTTCGCCCTGGTCGTGTTCCACCGGTCAGGATCCATCGCACTCGCGATCCACTTGCGTACCGCAATCCGCTCGCGCGCCTTGGAGATGGCGGCTGTCTCTTCAGGGACGTTGTCGGCAATTTCCAGGGCGGCGTCTGCTAGCTGTTCCGCGCCAAGGCGCTGCGCCTCTCGCAGCTGGGTGCGGTTTTCCGAGGCGTTGAGGATGCCGGAAAGCATGTTGCGCGATACCTGGAACTCACGGGCAATCGAGGCAATGGTGCGGCCGTTTGAAATTTCCTCAAAAATTTTTTCGACGCCGCCGGTGTCCTCGATAATAGCCAATAAGGTCCGATGTCTTTTACGTCCCGCCATTTGTGTTCCTTTTTTTTCAATTTACAAAATTTTTTTTCTCGCCGCATTGTTTGGCGAATTTCTGTGCGTCTTTACTAGCCCGGCTTTCCGGCCAAGCACCCCCCCTGGGGGGGGGTAAATTCGCGATTTCGCCCCAAAAACCGCCCTTTTTGAAACCTTTTTGAAACTGCGACCCGTAAACCATTGATTTCATTACATCTCTGCGGCACAAATCAGGATGCAGCGGCCCGTCTCGCGTATGTGCGCGCGTTGATGCGCCGATGTGCAAATCCTTGGTCCTAGTCTTTTGAAGGGAAGTTGAAGTCCATAAAGTGTGTTACGTCTGTCAATGTATCAAATATGCTCCATTGCTCAGACTGCACTTCAGCTAACGAATAAAGCCTATACCACTGTCGCGTTCCGAATGCCCAATCAAGGTTCGCAACAAACACATATCCATCAGACGAACTAATGATCTGCACTTGGTCTTTGGGATATTGGCGCTCGAAGCTTGTGAACTCCCAAATGATTGCAAATTTGTCATTTAATTCTTTCATAACTTTCTCCTATTAAAACGGGATCTCATCCTCTAAGTCAGGCTTGACATCAGGCAACGACACACTCGTGACCTGCGCTCCAGGGAACTCATCCTTAACGGCCGCTGTCATTTCACCTAACTTGGTCTTGCGCCAGTGAGCGTAGTGGACGCCAACCTCATGCAGCGTGATAAGCTCTAGGTCAGGCCGATCAGCCCTTACCTTCGGCCAAGCATCCTGGTCGGCAAGGATTGCGGCTCTGACGCCATCAACCTCGAACTCCCAGTAGGAAGGATCCGCACCGGCCGCACCAGCGGCTGTTGCAAGCTCATCCATTTTGACCATGCCCCTGATGCAGTCATCCGCGCAGTGTCGGGCTTGGGCTGCATCGACGGCATTGATCGCCTCATTAAGCTTGCCCAGTGCCTGACCATATCTGTGAGCCACTTCAGGCTCCACCAATTGGATCAGCCTATCGACGCCCCACTTCTCATCGAGATACCTCACCCACCGATCAAATCCCTTGATTGCCAGATCGACAGTAATCTCTTCCTTGGTCGATTGTGGTTCAAGCAGCCGATCAAACTTCTTGCCCTTACCTTTGGCTTTTGCCTTGTACGCACCCCTAGCCATCAGCAAAAGTCCGGCGCTGTGTAGAAATATAGAAAGCCTTTATAGGCTTTTTCTATTTCCTCTACGCTTTGCGGGTGTAGAAAAAGTGTAGAATTTCTATTTTTTCTACACTTATGAATATTCATGCTTACCACTGATCAACTCCGATACTCTGCCGGCATTGACCTGATATCTCTTGGCCAGTGTCATGCAGCTTTGCTTGTCGTTTGAATAATAATCGTTCAGGATCATGTTCGCGATGTGCCGGGTAATTGGGATGCTTTCGCACGGCGCTCTGGGCTTCACATAGTCCCGATAGCTGTTGGCGATGGCCCGATCAATCAGGTCAACCACCTCTTGATTTCTGGTGCGCTTCTTTGCTTCGACTAGCAACTCGCGCACCAAGTTCATGTTAGACATAGTGCTTACCTTCCCGTGTTGTGATCCAGATATGATTTTCGTTCATGGCCATGAGGCCGCTTACCAGGAGCGCATCGAGCGCCTTGTCGTATGCCGTGCGGCTGTTTGATGTGGTCATCTGGCCCCTGGCAAAGTCTCTGAGTTCGTCGGCCTCGACGCACCAGAATTTGCCTGGCTCCGGCCACCCGGTGCCGCTGGGATTTTCTTTGCCAACCTTGTCGGCTTT